CACGCTGAACGTGTCGGAAATCTTGGGGTCGCCGGTGTTTTTAGCGCCAGAGTCATAGATCGTCAAAGTACCGCTTGAAGATGCTGACACAAAGATGCCGAACAGCTTGCCAGCACCAACTTTAACTTGGGTTGTTGCGGCAGTTTGTGTGTAATTAGCCATGATGTTTCCTTATGCCAAGAATTTCAGTTTGTACAGGGTTGTGAGATACAACTCAACGATATTATCAATCAATTGTTGGAGTGACGAGTCCGATTTATCGCACACATCGTAGCGACCTTTTTCAATCTCAGAAAGCTGGTCTTGCAAGAACTCAATGATGTTGGTGGTCTTCTTGGCCGCAGGGATGGCAATTGGGCCAATCAAGCCATTGCGGCCTTGGTAGGCTTCGGCAAAGGCATCGGCCACATCAATTACGTTGTCGTAAAACGTCTGCAATGCAACATGCTTGGAATAGCTGCGGGTGTTCAAATGAACCGAGTGCGCCACATTACGGCCCAAAAACAGCAAGCCCATTAACTGCGCGGCGGTCATTGTGGCATCTCCATCGGTTGCATTGGCTGCGGCATCTCAGGCATGCCGTCCATGCCCACATCCATCTGCTGCTCTGGCATCTCGGGAATGTTGTTCAATTGGCCGTTGGACTCCATTGCGGCAGCGACTACGCCCATAGCGATGTCTTGAATCTGCTGCTCGTTCATGCCGGCCTGTGTGGCGGTGATGCGCTGCGTCTCAGCTTGGTAAGCCTTGATCTCAGCTTCGTAGTCCTTGCGGCGCTGCTCTTGCATCTCGATGGACTTGCCCACGTTCTGGATCATCTGGTGCATCTGCTCCATCTCTTGGCCCATCGCTTGCATCTGCTGCTGCGCGGCTTGCAATTCTGGATTGTCTTCGCCATCGCTCATCAGCTTCGGATCAATGGTCTTGGCAAAGCGTTTTGCCATCTCCTGAGCACCAGGCCAGTCCATGTTCTTGACAAACAGATCGCCGGCCACAGCCCACAGTTGCGGGTTGCCTTGCAGCAGTTGGGCCATCGCCTCCAGCGCTTCTTGACGCTTGGTCGCGTAGCCTGGGCCGGTGGTAGCCACCACATCGTACTTGCCAACGCCAGGGTTGTAGATTTTCTCCATCACAATGCCGCGCTCGTCAACAATCTTGTTAACCGGCTGGTCTTGATCAGGGTTGATCTTGACCATCTTTGTCTCGCCATCTTCACCGATGATGCGAGCAATGCGCTGGGTGTCGTAAATTTTCGGGATTAAGTCCACAAGCTGACGGGCCACGTGCCGAACACCACGGGCCAAGTTGTCGCCGTAGTGGTAGGTGCCCACATCGCCCTCGCGCTGACGCGCAAGAATTGCTTTGCCGCTTCTCTCATTGGAACCCATGCCCAAAGAAGCGTTGTATTGGCCGGTTGTGGACTTAATGTCCTCAGAAGCGCCCGCTTTGGCTTGCAGCAGGCCGCTGGAGGCCATTGGTGGCTGTGCCCTAGACGGCAGTGGCAAAACAGCGCCTTGGCCGTCTGTGACGTCTGGGTTGACCTCCAGATACGGCCAGTTGGTCGTATTTGCGGTCTTCCACTTGTCTTCGTAGCCCTCAAACTGCCCGCCGTAGCCAATAAATGGCGCTTTGGGGGCCAAGGCCAGCATCTCAGCTTCTTGCGAAACCCAGTAGTTGTACATGCGCTGGGCATCCTTGGCGTTACGCACCAAGCCCGACACATACAAGCGGCCATCGACCTCAAACTCGTTGCCCACGATGCGGATCACAGGGATGTATTTACCCGCCCACTCCCGTTTCTCAAGGATTTCGTAGCCGTTGATCTTGCAGTACTTGACCTTTTGGCGGTCGGCCTCGCGGCTGCGCTTGGGCTTGCCGTAGATGGCTTTTAGCTGCTTGTCCTCGGGCGTGCCCTCAAAGGCGGTGATGTTGCCTGGGTACAGGTTTAGCGTAGCGCGGTCGTAGTCGATGTAGTAGTAGTCAGCGATGCGAATCGTGTCTTCGTTGAGCCAGTTGCTGATCGACTGGTCGCCCACACCCAAAGATTGCAAAGTTGTAATGGGCGCTGCATCGGGGTACAAGCGCTCGTACTCTGCGCGGGTCAGGTCTTCGGTGATAAAGCAATACTTGGCGTCCGCGCCAGTCGGGTCTTGGATCATTGGATCCATGTAGACCGAAAACGAGTTGCGGATGCGGCCAATCTTGATGTCTTGGTCAAAGGTGTTGTCGTCGCAGTACTCTGTGAGCAAGCGCAAGTAGCCTTCGCCGTAGGACACTTGGTTTTCGCAGGCCGTGTCGTAGGCCACATCAGCGTCCGAGATGTACTCGATGTGCCGAATCATGCCATTGAAAATGTCGGCGACTTCCACGTCAGCGTTGTCATCCACGGGGATGACTTTGGCGCCTGGGCGGTTCTGCCGCTGGTCGTTTGTCACCTGACGCACGTGTTGCGGCAGCTTGTTAATTGTCAGGCAGGGCCGCGCGTTGATCGTCTGACCCTGCACCGCGCCGCGAGTCGCCAGCACATCGGCAGGCCACTGCCAGTGGTTGTCGGGCGAGCCGGCGTAAAACTTCAGGTCGTCAACTTCATCTTCACGCGACTCAGACAGAGCCGAGACAGCCATGTCCAAACGCGAGCGTGCTGTTGCCAACACATCCGCATCGCTTTTGTCTTTGGCCGAACCACCAACAGCAACGGCTGCGGCGGCGACTATGCCTGTTGGGTCTGCCATTATTTTTTCTTTGCAGTTTTAGCTGACTCTTTGAACGCCTTGGCAGTCGGAGCGCCAGGCGCGCCTGGTTTACGCATCTTTTCGCCACTGCCTTCTCTGATGCGTTCGCGTTTTGCCGCGATGTTACTGTACAAGCCAGGTTTTGTTGCCATGATCAGCACTTCCATCGTTTAAGGGCCGCTTTGGCGCGTTCGCCATCTTTAGCGTTGGCCGCTACGGCGCCCATTCTTGCACAAAATGAATCCTTGCGGCCTTGGTCTGCCTTGGTCTTGGGGTTTGGGGCTGGCGCCTTGAGGTTTGAGCCAGTCGCAGCGTTGTACTTGGCTCTACCCTTTTCGGTCAAGCCAGCGCCCTTGGATACGGGCAGTTTTTCACCGCGTCCGACAGACAAAGAAACAGTTTTTTTCGTTGCCATCTAGCTTCCCATCCAAGATGTGTTGGCCGAAGTGTCTGAATACGTTCGGCGGGTGGTCGTGCGCGCATTGTACTCGCCCCGATGTGCCACGGGAAAGGCAAACGTCACTGCAATAGCGTCCGCAGCGTCTGGTGAGGCTAAACCGCGTGATTTCATGTCTTTTTTTGACTCCAAAAAGATTGTTCCACGTGAATCAGGCTTCATCATAGGCGAAATCAAGTCTGTCTTCAAGAACCTGTCGTTCGGAATACTGGCCGTCTTGAGCCACTCCCGCATGTCGCCCCACATTTGCGCCCTCATGTTGCCGTACATGATCGGGTTTTTGGACTTGTTGCCAAAATTTACACCCTTGATCTTGTAGCGCTGCTCTTTGAGCCTGTCCACAATACCAGCCCCCAGCCCGCCCTCGTCAATGACGACCAGCGTGGGCTTGTATTCCTCAATGGCGTCGATCACATACCCCACCACCGTCATGGTGTCGTCGCCTCGGTGCCGGATGATCTTCACAATGTCGCGCCCTTGCCTGACCGCAATCACCGTTGCGTCCGCGCCGAACCGCGCCGGATCGACCCCGATCACAATCGGCGCGCTTAAGTCTTGGTACTTGACCCGCTTCATGGCCTCGTCCACCGTATTGGCGCCGATGAACTGATCGTCGCCTGCGCTTGGGAACTGGCCGTACACCTCAACGTGCGCCTGGGCCGAGTCCGGCCCGTACTCGTCGATGATCTGCTGGTAGACCACCTTGTCTGTCCCCTCGACCGTGCGGGCGTCCACCACCTTGGTATTCCAAAAGTCGCGCTTGGAGTGGAACGTCTCGTAGAAGTACCCCGTGTTGCGGCGGGGGTTGGAGAACGCAAACCAGAACCTGTTGGGCGTGTTCTCTGTAAAGAAGCCCGCCGTCACCGCCCAGATGGCGTCATCAATACCGCTGGCCTCGTCGAAGATGACCAGCACGCCGTCCATGTTGTGTACACCCGCAAACGCGTCTGGATTCTCAGCCGACCAGAGCCGGCCCTCAACGCCCCAATACCTGGTGCCCTTACGCAGATCGCGCTCGACCAACTCGGTCAGCCACTTGGCCGGTTGCAGACTGGTTGCACTGACTTCGAACCAATGGCTGTTCAGCCCCATCGCCAGCCACTTGGTGATCTCGGCCCAAGTCACCTTACGCAACTGCGATTCGCTGTTGGCCGACACGATGGTCGTTGAGCCAATCCGCGTGGACAGCATCCAAATCACCAGCCATGAGACTAGCGCCGATTTGCCGATACCACGGCCTGACGCGACCGCTTCGCGCAGGGTATCGAAGTCAATCTTGCCGCCGTTTTGCTTGATGTGGTTTGCGATGTCTTGCAACACCTCGCGCTGCCACTTGCGCGGCCCGCTGAAATGCTCCAGCGGCGTGCCCTTGACGCCCCACGGGAACAGCAGCATCACGAACGCCAGCGGGTTGTCCTTGATCTGGGGCGACCACAGCCGCGCCATCAACTCTTGTTCGTCTTCAGCGCTGTACTTGGTGGACTGCATCTAGTTTTGGCGTGAGGTATTCACTTGGGTTGTTCTCGATAACGTCCATGACGCGCCGCTCGGCTTCGGCCAGGGCGGCGGTGATTGAGATGCGCTGATCCACGTCGATGGTGATGGCCTGCTTGGCGACCCAACCGTGGACATGCTGCAAGATCGCCAGGCTGGCTTTGGCGTCCCCTTCGGCGGCGGCTTTGTGCAGTTGGCGTGAGGCTTCTATCTCGCCATCAGCCTTGCCCTTTAACGCGGCGACCTCGGCGATCGGGTCAAGCTGGCACAGTTGGCGGTACTCGGTGGGCAACATGCCTGCAGCCATAGCCAAGCTGTCGCCCTTGAGGCCCAACTTGGCAGCATCGTAGATTCGGTTTAAGCGCGCCTCTGTCGCTTCGACTTTGCGCGCCTCAAATGGAAGCGAGTAAAACAT